ACAAGGCGCGTGAACGGTACAGCTTCGGCGTTTCTGATCCGCTTGGTATCTTCGGCTCTCCCGGGGCTTCCTAAGCAAATCAACGACTTACGTCGTTACGGAAGGGCCCTTCGGGGCCCTTTTTGTTTTTCTACTTTGGTGAATGTAAACAGTATTTTAAAATACTGTTTACATAGCGCAAATAATTATCTTTACAATATGGCGCCGTTTTGACACAATCCCCGCATGTTGAGTGAAAGGTAATTATTTGAATCATGGAAAACCTACCAAAAAGTCGCATGGAGGCAAGGTGTCTCGGAGAAAAACATTTCTACACCGGGCGCCCATGCAAACAAGGCCATTACGAAAAACGAGCGGTATCTAGCGGGTCATGTCTGGCATGTATAAGAGACGCCACGAAATCATGGGGGGAGCGTAATAAAGATCGGATGGCAGCATATACAAGGAAACACCGACAAAAGCGTTCGTCGGGGGAACACATGCCGGACAGTCGATTTAGTTTTACAGCGCTTCGGGTACAGGAAAAATTATCAGAAATTTCAAAAGGCCGCCTGAGGTTGGCCTCTGATGCTGTGGTAGCCGGCCACGCTATAAAATGTATTTGCCAAACCCACGGAGAGATAGAGCTGTGGTGGAATAACGTGCTCAGAGGGAAAGGGTGCCCGCAGTGCTCGTTCGCCAGTAGGCGATCAAACACAGATAAGTTCATAGAACAAGCAAAGGGGCTGCACGGGGAGCGATGGGACTACAGCGAAGTAAAATATACAAGAGCAAGTTTAAAAGTAAGCATACGCTGCCTAGTGCATGGCGAGTTTCTTCAGACGCCTAACAAACACCTAAGCGGACAAGGGTGCCCCAAATGCGCGGTAAACCCTAAATGGGAAGAGGCTATTTATAACTTTGTCAGGGGGCACAACTTTTATGCACTGCGATCAGCGCCGGTTCTCAACGGCAAGCACATAGACATCTATGTGCCAGAGATAAAACTCGGGGTGGAACTACACGGGCTGCGCTGGCACACAGAAGATAAACGTCACAAAAACTATCACCGCGAGAAGTGGAAAACCTCAGAAGCGCTCGGTATCCGACTTATCCAAGTGTTCGAAGACGAGTGGGCAAATAACAAAGAGGTCGTGCTGAATAGAATCAGAGCGGCTCTTGGGCTGGTGGAAGGTTTCAACGCCAGACAAACCCTACTGGGGGTTGTTCCAAGCCAAGAAGCGGCTGCGTTTTTTGACACCTACCACAGCCAAGGTAACACCCGGGCGAGCGTCGTGTACGGGCTGCGCCTTAACGGTGAGTGGGTTGCTATGGCGTCTTTCGGCAAAGCTCGAACCGGTGCAATGGTCGCTGGGGGCAACTCTGTTTGGGAAGTGATACGATACGCATCAAAGGGGCGAGTCCGCGGCGGGTTTAGCAAGCTATTCAAGAGGTTTATCGAGAACTACAAACCAGAAAAAGTAATCAGCTACTGTGACCTTCGTTATGGAACAGGCGCTCTTTACAAAGCTACCGGGTTCGAACTTGATGGAATTACTGATCCAGATTACTGGTGGGTCCCAGATGGAAAAATTGTCAGGGTGCCCCGGTACCAGACGCAAAAACACAAGATGCCGTCCCATCCCGTACTGAAAGATTTCTACGACCCGACGAAAACGGAAGTGGAGATATGCCACGCCGCCGGATGGTATCGTATTTATGGGGTGGGCCATCAGAGGTGGGTGTGGAAATCGACTTGACCGAAACGAACAAACGGTGTAGAAATAGCTATCCCCGGAACATTGTACGCGCTGCAGACCGACCGGGCGGACGACATGCAGACTGAAGCGCCCCTACTCGCATGTGAGGACAAATAAATGTCAAGAACGACTTTCTCAGGACCAGTCGCGTCCACTAATGGCTTCGAAGGCGATGTAACCGGCGATGTTACAGGGCTTGTCACTGTTCCAACCTATACTGTAGCCGGCGCACCTGCCGCCACTGGCCTTACCGGAGCCATTATCTATGTCTCTAATGGTGCTGCTGGTAACCCTATTCTTGCGTTTTCTGACGGTACAAACTGGAAGCGTTCAGATACCGGCGCAACGATTTCCGCGTCTTAAGGTGGTGAGCTATGGCTAAAGTAAAACTTGTTCCTCCAAGCGTAGCTGAGCTTAAAGCCCGTGGGCTTAATCCAGACGGTACTCCCATCGTCAAGGATACTCCGAAAGCTACGACGAAAAAAACGGCGGCAAAGCGCGCTAAGGAGTAAGTCATGCAATATGATATTTGGGCTATAAACCCGGCTCCGGATGACGACATTCTGCGCGCAAACGCTTCGATTGCTGGGGCGGGCGCGCTGACGTTGCTTACTACGAGCGTGTCTCCTTACGGCACCGGCTACAAGCTGGCGATTACGTCTGCTGGGGATGACAGCGGTATTACGTTTACCGTCGTTGGGATCAAAGTGGGCGATTTGACTGGGGCCAATACCACGGAAGTGGTGACAGGTGCCAACGCCGGGGCGGCCACAACAACCAATTACTACACCTTGGTGTCTAGCATTACCGCAAGTGGTGCTTCCGCGGGCAACGTAAAGATTGGTTCAAGTGGTTCGCTCGCGCTTCCGCGTACGCGCATCAAGAGTTTCTACTTTGTGGGCGCTGCTAACGCTGGCTCTGTGAGTTTCAACCTTAACAGCCCCACTGGTGCGACACTGCTTAAGATCGACACCCCGGCGGGCTCGGGGGCATTCTCGGACAGCGTTACTATTCCCGGGGAAGGTATTTTGACAACGCGTAGCAACAGAACGGACTTTGCAGTGATGACACTCACGGAAGTGACTAATGTGACGGTGTTCTGTGGCTAATCGCGTAGATAAAGGGGCGATGCCCTGCAATAAACCAAAGCGCACTCCGACCCACCCGAAGAAGTCGCACGTTGTGAAGGCGTGTGAAAGTGGGAAAGAGAAAGTAATTCGTTTTGGGGAGCAGGGTGCCAAGACTGCGGGCAAACCAAAAGCCGGTGAGTCTGAGGCTATGAAAAAGAAACGAGCGTCTTTCAAAGCTCGCCATGCAAAGAACATTGCAAAAGGCAAAATGAGCGCTGCGTATTGGGCGGACAAGACGAAATGGTAGTAAAAACAGGTACTTAGCTATGCCATCTACGAGCAAGCGACAAAGAAAGTTCATGGCAGCCGCTGCGCATAATCCGAAGTTCGCAGCGAAAGCAGGCATTCCGGTGAGTGTCGCTAAAGAGTTCAACCGCGCCGACGTGCGCAAATCCAATAGGGCCAAGAAATGAAGATGGACATGAAGATGGTGTCTCCCCGTAAGCGTATGGACATGGAAGGTTCCGGGCCCATGAAGAAGATGGCTATGGGTGGTTCTTGTGGCACGAAGAAGATGGCCAAGGGCGGCATGGCCCGTGGCGATGGTTGCTGCATGAAAGGTCACACGAAAGGCCGCATGGTGTAATACGAAATGGCGACTTCCGGCGCAACATCGTTCAATCTCGACTTCACCGAAATTGCGGAAGAAGCGTGGGAGCGTGCTGGCCGAGAAATGCGCTCCGGTTACGATCTGCGCACAGCGCGTCGCTCCATGAATCTGCTGACTATTGAGTGGCAGAACCGCGGCATCAACATGTGGACTATCGAGGAAGGCACGCTGAACTTGGCGCAAGGTGTTGCGACCTATGATTTGCCGGCCGATACCATTGATCTTCTCGAACATGTGGTTCGTACGGGGGCGGGCAACGTAAGCACGCAGTCCGACCTCAACATATCGAGAATCAGCGTCTCCACTTACTCCACGATCCCGAACAAGCTCACCCAAGGACGCCCAATTCAGCTATACATCGACCGTGCCCGTGACAACCCAACGGTGACGGTGTGGCCTGTTCCTGACCAAGGGACACTTCTCGCTCCATACTACGTTATGAAGTACTGGCGCATGAGGCGGATTCAAGATGCGGGCAGTGGCGTCCAGACACCGGATGTAAACTTCCGCTTCCTGCCCTGTCTGGTGGCAGGGCTGGCGTATTATATTGCCCAGAAGGTTCCTGAGTTGATGTCACGAGTGCAAATGTTGCAGGCGGAGTATGAGCGCCAGTTTGAATTGGCGGCAGGAGAGGACCGAGAAAAGGCCCCTGTTCGCTTTATTCCGCGTATGTACTACACGAGGTAAACCATGAGTAACCGCTTTGCTTCTGGGCAGCGGGCTCTTGCCCTGTGCGATGTGTGTGGGTTTCCTTACAGGTTGCGCGAGCTGCGCAACCTGATCGTAAAAGGAAGGGACACCAACGTAAAAGCTTGCCCTGAGTGTTGGAACCCGGATCAGCCGCAACTAAGCCTTGGTGAGTTTCCTGTAGATGACCCGCAGGCGCTGAGAAACCCGAGACCGGATTTCACGGAGTTTGCACAAGAGCGGGCGTTGCTGTTACCTGTTCAGGGGGCGGGAGCCGGCGGGGCAGTAGGGTACGTCAGAGTACAGATAACTTAGGAGACGAGACATGAAAGACAATACCAAAGCGCCGAAAGTGACGGTGATGCCGACTACGCCGACTGTGTATAAGGTCGAATGCTGTAACCAGCCGATGGATGTAAAAACTCGCGGGGTGAAGACCCGCGGCAACGGCGCCGCAACAAAGGGCACAATGGCCCGCGGGCCGATGGCGTAAGGAGTAGACCGTGAACTATAGCGACTGTGGCTACGTTTATGCGATAGTAAACACCGTAAACGGCAGCAAGTACATAGGCAGTACACTAAGTCCCAAAAGTCGCTGGGGCACGCACAAGCGTCTTTTGCGTAAGGGTAAGCACCATTCTTTTATATTACAGAAAGCGTGGCATAAGTACGGGGAAGCCGCATTCCGGTTTGATATTTTGTTGATTTGCGCTAAAAACATGAGAGTTTTTTACGAGAGCGCACTAATAAAACTTAGCCGCTATAATGTGATGAAGACGGGGGTATTTAAAGCCGTTTGTGGCAAAAAAATATCGCTGGCCCTGCGAGGCAAACCTAAAACAGCGGCCCATAAAAGCGCCATTTCTACCGGTAAAACGGGAACGGTTATGGATGAAAGCTTTAGGAACAAAGCCAAGCTGAGGCAGCTGGGGGTTAGCCCATCCGCGGAAACTCGCGCAAGACTGTCAGAAAGTTTAAAACGTGCGAGACGTGCAGAGGCTGATAAGAATAAAAAGACTTCGTTGTTGGTTTACGAGCAGTATAGGATAGGGGGACGGAGTGTGACCGAACTGTGCAAAAAACACGGGGTGTCAACCGCTGTGTTTTATAAAAATTGCACGGCTTTGGGGTTACCCTCAGTGAAACAAAAAGCTATGGACCAAGCGGTAGCTGAGATAAAAATACGCCTAAGCCAAGGGGCCACATTGGCGGCAGCGTGCGCCGAGCTAGGCTTTAGCCCTAGGGCGATGTCCCCTGTTTTACTTAGAAGGGCTAATCATGGCTGACTACGCAACGTTGTGTAATCAAGTGCAGGACATCTGCGAACAGACTTTTACGTCTGACCAGTTGTCTATGTTTTTTAGAAACGCAGAGCAAAAAATATACACGACCGTGGACCTGCCGGCGTTTCGAAAGAACCAGACGGGCTCGCTGACCTCCGGCAACAAGTACTTGGCGATGCCAACCGGTATGCTGTACGTCTACTCGCTGGCGGTGATCGACGCTGACGGCGACTACGAGTACTTGCTCAACAAGGATGTGAACTTTATCCGAGAGGCATACCCGGGCCCCAGTGACACCGGCAAACCCAAGCACTACGCGGTGTTTGACCAGAACACGTTTATTCTCGGGCCGACGCCTGATGCTAACTATGAGTCAGAAATTCACTTTTCTTACTACCCTGAATCGATTGTTACCGCAGGGACAACGTGGTTGGGGGACGAGTTTGATTCTGCCCTCCTCAACGGCGCCTTGGTTGAAGCCATTCGGTTCCAGCAGGGTGAGAAGGATATGGTGGCGCTTTATGAGAAGCTATATGTGCAGGCGGTTGCTTTGCTTGTTCAGGTTGGTGACGGTAAACTGCGCGGAGACGCATACCGCGATGGGCAGGTAAGGAGGAAGGTAGGCAATGCTTAGCGCACTGGGCGGGATTACACTGGGGGAGGCCAAAACCACATTGGTGTCTGGTAGGGGGTTTACCCCAGAAGAAGTGGCGGAACAGGCGCTTAATAAGATCATTTCTGTGGGCGGCAACTGCCATCCGGTGATACGCGATCAGGCTGAGGCGTTCAAGAACGAAATCCGTGGAGTGCTGGTGCACTACATGAAACAGGCGGTGCGGTCCAACCATACCACACTGGCAAACCGATTCCGCGCCGCTGGGCACCCGGAACTTGTAAAATTACTGGAGATATGAAATGGCTATTTCTATTACCACCGCGATGCCCACGAGTTTCAAAGTCGAGCTGCTCAAGGGGGTACACAATTTCACCGCTTCTACTGGCGACACCTTCAAAATCGCCTTGCTGAAGGCTGCTGCGTCTGGCTCCGGCACATTTGGTGCAGCAACAGCCAATTATAGCGCCCTGAGCACTGACGAGCTTGGCAGCGGCAGTGGCTACACCACTGGGGGTAACACGCTGACTTCGGTGACCCCAGTCGCTGACGGCACCGCGGCTGTTTGCGATTTCGCAGACACCACATGGACTTCTGCCACGTTTACTACCTGCGGCGCGCTGATCTACAACAGCACAGAGGCTGGCGCGGCTTGCGCGGTACTGAGCTTTGGCGGTGACCAACAAGTAAGTTCTGGAGATTTCCAGATTCAGTTTCCGGCGGCAGCCGCGGCAACCGCGATTATTCGCATCGCGTGAGGTAGCACATGAGCGCTTGGGGTGAACGCCCCTTTGGCTTTAATGGCTGGGGTGGGGAGGTAACCAAAGTTGTGTACCTCGGCCCCGTGTGGGGTGCCGGGGGTTTTGGTGAGTCCGCGTGGGGGCAAAACGGTGTCTCCGCGGTAGGTGTAGGCGAAGTTGGGCAGCCGGTCGTAAGCTACAACAACGTCGTTGTTCCTACTGGCGTAGCGGGAGTCTCCGCTGTTGGCGTGACAACCCAAACATTCAGCGGTATAGTCGTTCCAACTGGCGCAGAAGGCGATGGGTTAGTCGGGAATGTTACCCCCAGAGTAGCGTTTGTCGTTCCCGGAATAGAAGGTGTTGGTGAGATAGGCGATTTCGCCACCAACGTAAACGACTTTGTGACGCCGGTGGGCGTAAGTGGGGTTGGGCAAGTAGGTCTCGTAGCCTTCAGCATAGGGACTGTCGTTTCTGTGCAGGGTGTGGCGGCGGCCGGCGGCGTGGGGCAGGTTACACCCGCCTATGACTGGGTGGTGTACCCCACCGGGGTGCAGGGCGACGGCAGCGTAGGTACCTCGGCACCGAAAGTCGTTGCCCTTCCGAACGGCGTATCCGGCGCCGCACAGGTTGGGGAAGTAACCAACACCCGGAGCGCCAATATTTTTCCTGCCGGAGTGTTTGGG